ATCCACGAAGCTGAACCTACGTGAGCACGCTCCTGCATCGTCTGCTCGGCGGGCTTGTAGAACATCTGCGGGTTGTTGTGGTTCATCCGCATCGGGGAGGGGGCGGTGTCACCATAAGCGCCCTGACCGAAGTCCATTTGCACTTCCGGCTCGTAGAACACGCCCTCTTCGAAACGGAGCGGACCACGGTTCATCGGGATGCTCGGAGCAACAGTACGCTCAAAGACATTACGCATAGCTTCCGGGTACGGATTCTGCGGGGCGATTGACGGCATCATATCCATAGATGTTCCTCCAAAGAGTGGACGATGTAAAGATAGTACCACTATGGAACTATTTGTGCCCCGCATTTGCGCTTGTTTAGTAAAATGGGTTTTCGTACACAGATACCGACGGCATGGTGTCCAGAACGGTCATGGAACACGCAATTGCCAAAGAATCTGGGTAATCGTCAAATGCTCCCCGTTCATCGGGGGCGGCAGCAAGCAGATAGGGACCACGAGATACTTTCTCCAGCTCGCTCATCTGCTGGTTAAACTTCCTCCAACGCTTAGTTCGTCGTGCCTTACTGTGGCCAGGAATGATCAACTGGTCTCTCTGGATAAGCTGAGTTAGATGAGTCCACCTGTCGTTCTGAGTTTTAGCATCAGAAGATACCGCTATAACCTCTATATGCGGTAGCAGTATCTGTAGCCGCTCAGCTACAGCACCGCCCACGCCCTGAGCGTCTACACCGACTCGCAGTACGTCGTAGTTACGTAAGAAGTCGATAATGTCGAAATATTGTGATTCCCACTCTACGTTGTTGATCTCGTGCCAGTTCAGGACACGATGCTCATAGAAACCAAAAGGATCTGGGTGATCCCAATCGACCCAAACCGCTGTAACTACAGTGCTGTCAGTTGTTCGGGCAACGTCGATGCCCACAACGATGGGGGTCTTCCACCACTCGGTGACTAGGGGCATACTTGGGTCATAGAGACGCTCAAGCCGATCCTCTGATACGAACATTCCCTTCTCAAGCATCCAACGGTTGCAGTACGACATCTGAAACTCGTCAGAGTCCTCGCCAATACGCAGCTTCTCTTTGGAGATGAACTTGGCGTAGTTGTCGTTGTACTTAGCCGCTGTTCGCCAATCGTACTCATGGTGGTGCTGCTTGTGCGTGCGGCTGTTGATGTCACGGCGACGGTTGTACTGGATGGCGTTGTAGAAGTACGACTTGTAACGCTGAGCTGTCCCGCCAAGAACGATGCTTCCGTTGTTCCACGCAAGCATGGGCTTGATCGACTTAGTGATCATGACCTCGTCAGCTTCCTGGGCCTCGTCAATAAAGGCGAAGTGATAGGTCTTAGATTCGATCTTGGCCTTAGGGTTACAGGTCTGCATTCTGCACAAGGAACCAGACTTCTTCAAGGTTATAACCTTGCCCTTGCCTCTAGACCCCCCGGCTGTGGCCTTGTCCCCGATCTCAGGGTCCAACAGGAAGTCTGTGGCGTGGTCGCTCGTCAGCTTGTTTACTACCCGGCCAAAGACTGTGTCTGCCTGTTCTTCGGTGGGGGCGAATACTCCGACCCAGAAGCCCTTCTCAAACTTTCCAAGCCATGTCGGATATACCGTAGCGAGTCGAGGAAGAATGACCATCAAACCAGCGATGATGTTTGAGATGACCTCAGACTTACCACTCTGGCGAGTAGCGATAAGGGTTTTCTCTTCTCCGTCCCCTAAAACAATCGACTCAGTGATGGAGTAGGCGATAGGAAGCTGATAGGGGAAGAACTCAGTATCACAGAAGGTCTGTATAAACACGAGCAGCTTCTCGACAAGATCATGCACGAACTCAGCGCTGGTCTCGTCCAACTCCTCATCGGTGTCCAGACCAACGTCGTCTTCATACCCTACTTCTTCGCTATCAGCTATTGACAAGAGCTTCTCGCTGTTCTACGACGGACCAGAGCGCAACAAATGCGTCTAAACAAAGAGCAACGTCTGCGATATCCCCGTTGTGGTAACGCCAAGAATCGAGTGCCTGATGCAAAGACACAGCAATACTGTCAAGGTGGTCTGGGATATGGCCAGGTGCAACCTTTGCTGCCCTCTGGGCATAGCGAAGGTCGAACTTACGAGCAGCGAAGTCTTTATTCAACTCCACTTTCTGATCTCCTTGGCACTCTCATCCATGTATCGTCCTTCAAGCTGGTTGAGAAGGTCCGATGATCGTCGTTTAAGAACACCGATCTGGAAGGTATACGTCTTGAACCGGAACTGCACTCCGGTGCCTACCCACCAAGGGGGGCCGGTCTGACGCATGAATGCCCTGCTGACAACGGGGGTGCCAATAATCCCTGTGTCACGAGTTATCCAGTAGATGCGTAAACTCTGGATATATTGCAGCCTATTCATAGTATCTCTAAATAAGAGATACAAGAAAAAGACAATAACTACAAATGTAGCGTAAATCATTATGCTCCAATTAGTAAGTTCCAGGTCCTCTGTACGTACCTCCGTAGCCACCAAAGTAAGTGACCAGCTCTTGGTCAGTACAGTAATCACGAGGATAGCCGTTAAGGACACTGTTGATGTACGAGCCAATGCCCTCACCTACCTGCCCCATGCCATAGACAATATCAGAAGTAGGTCTACCTACTTGTCTATAGACGTACGCAGTATCTCTTTTTATGAACCTTACGAATAAATTTCCTACGTAGCTAGCATCAGAGCCTTCGAAGACACTGAACCCGGCATTGCTAGTAGGTACCCACCTAATCTCTTTCACTCGGGTAGATCCCACAGGTATCCACCCCGTGTCTCCTGCCTCCAGCATTTCATCTTGGGAGGTATCTTTGAACAGTGCATCAGCTGCGGAAGGACCTCTCTGGAAGGCATCAAGTATGCTCTGGCCGAGATCGAATCCTTTGTTCATTCCTGCCATGACAGTTACTCCCCTTGTTGTAGATGCCAGTCTATGTGGTGGCTAAGGCGGTCACCTATGTTGTCTACCTTACCATCTACTTTTTCTACTTTACGCTCTACCGCAGTAACAGCTTTTAGTATAGACTTTCGGTCATGGTCTGCTTCCGACTCAAATCGTTCTAGTATCTGGTGTGTTCGCTCAGCTACCCGCTTGTTCACCTCATGCTGATCTGTGTTCTCTGAACGTAGCTTCTTCACTTCCCTGCGGGGTATGAGAGCGACAACGATCAAAGCTCCACTAGATATAGCTGCGGTGATGATGGCCGACCACTCAACTGTCATGCGACTATCTCCAAAGCCTCCGTCACGCCATCGGAAGACATGGGCGTAATGTTGTCGTAGGTTTGAACGACTAGAGTTCCGTACACTACAAGCGTCTCTGTCAGGGGGGTGCTGGTCAAGAGCGCTGACCGACTAACGGTGGCGACCATGTCCCAGCTGTACTCGCCATCCTCCATCCACTCAGTGTTGGCGGCGCTCATAGTCAGGAGAACGCCCCCCTCTGAGGTGATCTCAGCTGGAATGACATACTTGACTCCGTCGATGAGCACGGAGGCGGCAGCCTCGACAGGGACCCTCTTGCGGTGGGTTCTCCTGTCTTTCAGAATGAGAAGTCGTTCCCAGACTTCCCCTCGGTCAACCGTATAGTTGATCTGGGCTTTAGCCATGGGTAAGCACCTCGCTAGATAAGTACGGTAGACGACTTACCCATAATAGCTCAAATGTCTATAATCGGGAAGCTGCTTAAAGCCTATAGAGACTTAATGTAACAGTTCTGTTACAGAATCGGCAAGGGGGACCTACCCCTTGACAAGGTCGGGGGGTAGATTGCTAGACTGGAATTGGGAGAGGGAGAGGGGAAGAGATAACCACTAAGGTTGTCCACCCTTACGGTGTGGTGAGCGTAGCGAACCACACCGTCCCGAGCGCAGCGAGGGAAGCATGGTGGGCCTGTCGGCCCACTGCTCGGCGCAAGCGCCTCGCAATCACCAGCACAAGGAGATACTAGATGGTTACCAAAGTGAGTCACGGCATCTATAGGATGTCTGATGAAAGTCCTCAAGAAGTAGCATTGAAGGTATATGGCGACGTTAGTCGCTACGCTATTCTCCTCAAGTACAATGAGGACTGGGGTGCAGAGCCTACGGTGATCGTTCCCAACAAAGAAGGTAGAACGATTACAGTGGAAGAGGGGGATACCCTAAAGACGATTATCAACCGTCTTTTTCCAGGTCAGTTTTACCATATGTACATAGATAAGTACAATGTATGGAACGCTGGCACTCCAGTAGAGGAGCTGGTGGGAGAAACAGTGTTCGTTCCCGAACGATAGTTAGTTATTAGATACTAACACTTCAGATAGTAATAGCAAGGGCTTGACAGCCCCGCTACACTCAGTTTTCCCCCTAGTCACTCCCTACGTTAGGAGCCTCCATGTCGTTCATCTCCGATGACTTTGTCCGCAGCTACTCTGACCAAACGCCCCCTTGGGGTTTTGGCGGTATGGGAGAGGTCGTGTTCTTGCGTACCTACAGTCGCAAGAAGCAGAACGGTGAGAATGAAACTTGGCCTGAAACTATCCAGCGTGTCATCAACGGTGCCATCGAAATCGGTGTGCCTTACACGCAAGCGGACGCAGAGTCCTTGTTCGACCACATGTTCAACCTCCGCTGCTCGTACAGCGGCCGTGCTCTCTGGCAGCTCGGTACACCTCTCGTCCAGAAGCTGAATGGTGCCAGCCTGAACAACTGTTACTTCGTCAACATTGAGCAGATTGAGGACTTTGAGTTCCTCTTCGACATGCTCATGCTCGGGGGCGGCGTTGGCTTCAGCGTTGAGCGTTCAAAGATTCACGAACTGCCTAAGGTGAAGGCTGGAGTTGTCGTCACCCACGAGGAGACTCACGATGCGGATATCATCGTTCCCGACTCCCGACAGGGTTGGAGCCGTCTTCTGCACTCAGTCCTGAAGTCGTACTTCTCGACTGGTAAGTCGTTCTCGTACAGCACCGCTTTGATTCGTGGCGCTGGCGCTCCCCTCAAGACATTCGGTGGCACGGCTTCA